GTTTTACATCTCGTTCAGAAATAATTATAATTACTTTTCCATTAGAGACCATAGATGAAGAAATTAAAAAGATTAATGCACAAAAATGGAGATTAAGGGATGGCAGCTCTAGGTTTAGAGAGAACAGATAAACTTGTATGTAAACTATGTAAGTATCGCTTTTATTGTTATACTAATAGGGACACACCATTGGGTGGGTTGTGTGATGGTGAAGAAATTCTTAAATTGGATTACAAGACGATAAAACTGATACACATAGAGAAAGCCAAAAAACATGGACACTATTCCACTGAAAAAGCGTGATTGACACGCTAGAAGGTGGGAGAATATGGACGGACCAATTACTGATACTGATTACGAATATACTATTATGCCTGGGGATAATTATGGAAATAGAAGAATTAGAGAAGATTATCTCAGGATACAGGATAAGCAAACCTAAATTTCGTGGAGAGGAGGTGGAGAATAAATCTCTGCCATTTATGCTCTCCACCTTTAGAGACTTGATAAAAGATGAAATTCCACCAACTCAAGAAGAGTTCATCAATACTTTCAAAGTTAAATATCCTGACCTGAAATTAAGAGGAATTGTATCAAGGCTAAAGAGGGCTTATTTGTCTTATGTTCGAGAATACCATCTTGGGTATCTTTTGAAAAAGCACTTCAAAAAAGTTATATATGATGAGGGGGTAGACATAGGCGGTGTGGATTATGTAATCTATTATCGTGAGATTAAGTTCAATATTCATGCTTATGTCAATACTGAGAATGGTAAATATTGGAGAGAAATCAAAAATGGAAGACACAAGTTTCGTGGTGAACATTTAGACATTCCTATGGACCTAAGTAGAGGTAGACGTTGTGGTAAGATTATTCTTTACACTGATGACAACGTAAAGAAGCTAAAAGGGGAAATGAATAAAGTTGCTGAAAAAAATACCAAAAAAGACAAGAAAATAAGTCTGTGACATTTTTGGGCAATTTTGTGACATTCGGTGAGACTAAAAAATTATGCTTGGCAAAGTGATCTTAATAAGATCATAAGATCAGATCTTAACATTAAGCCTTATTGATCTATGATCTTGGTCCGTAAGATAAAAATGACATGGTAAAAAATAATGAGCGATAAAATTGATAAGCAGGACATAATAGAGGCTTTGGAGAAGCATCGGGAAGAAATTATTTCTATTATTGATGGTCTAAAACAACTGGACGAAACTGATGATAGGAGTTTGAATCGGATACTTGCTCAAGAGATAGTACTCACCTTGTTTGGGTTTATTGATACCTTAGTAAATACCGAAATAGATATTCACAATTTTATGAAGAGGAGAAGATAATGGATTGTTTTTTGTGGAAAGAATTAAAAGAAGAGCACGCAACTATGAGAAACCCTAAATTGGGTGGTGTTATAATGATGTGTCCTCTTTTTAGTCGCCAGATTTGTATGTGGTGCTGCCTGCATATTCGTGATGTAGCAAATCCACTTAGTAGGAATTATGCTACCGATCACCATCCAAATTATGCTACCAAAGCATCAGAACTCTCTGGGAGAAGTCTTGACAGTGTTTGGGAAACTTGTGCTCGTTGTCACAATGCACAGGCTTGACAACTAGTGGTTTGTATGGTATAATGGAAGTAGATAGGTTAAAGAGGCAAATTAAGGAGATTAGAGAGAAAACAGCCGAATTTGTATCTCCTGGGTTCTCTTATTATGAACAAGAACTTATCAGAAGAGTAATAAAAGCTGTTATTTCTCAAATGATTAACAAGACTGATATTAGTATAGCTAAGGATATTATTGACAAAACGGGGTGGCTAGATGGATGAACCAATTACAATTATAGCGTCACTTGTTGGAGAAGCGTTTTTCAGTACGTGTAGTAAGATTAGCTCAAAAACATGGAATAAAAGTTATTGGTGGGGGTTGGCAGAGTAGATGATAATAAATATTAAAAAAATCAGTCCTAAAGCAATAGTACCAAAAGTGGCTACCAACGGTTCAGCTTGTTTTGATTTATACTCTTGTGAGGCTTTTGTATTAGGCAATGGTTATTTTCACAGAACAAGAATTGGTTTAATATTTGAAATACCAAAAGGCTGGCATGTTAAGCTATATAATAGAAGTGGTATGGCGGCTAGTGGTATCATAATTCCCAACGCACCTGGGATTATAGATTCTGACTATAGGGGAGAGATTATTGTTATGCTTTATGGTTTATTTATGAAAAAACAAGAAATCTTCCAAATTGGTAGTAGGGTAGCCCAAGGTGAGTTAGTAGCTGGAGAACCTGTTGATTTTAACGTGGTTTCCAAATTATCAGACACAGTACGTGATTCAGGAGGCTTTGGTTCAACGGGCAAATAAGGAGAGGATTATGGAAAAAACTTACGAAGTATACTTGGCTGGTAGAATAGCGAATCTTAGTTATGATGAGGCTATGGCTAAGAGATACGAAATGATTAAAAAATTAGATGTGGTTGGTATTAAATGTCGGACTCCGATGCGGGGTAAACAACATTTGAAAAATACGCAGAAAATTACTGCTGATGCTTTCTTTGATGGTCTAACTATTAATGAGGTAATCCAAAGAGACCTTAGCGATGTAGAAAAAGTTGATGCTTTGGTGGTGCTAACTGGTGATGATGCTAGTTGGGGTACTGCTGGAGAATTCTATTATGCAACATGGGTTTCTCATACACCAACACTTGTAATCGCAAAAAATTATGTTGGTGGTTGGATAGAACGTTATGCAACTAGAATTGAACCTGATTTTGATACGGCTGTTGGTGTTTTGTTGCATTGGAAGAAGTATTGGAATGGCGAGGGAGTATACGATGAGAGGTAGAAAGAATTATGGAAAGTAGATTTGGGTGGGGTTCAACACCCCATATACACATACTAACCGACATTGATATTGACGCCCCAGGAGAGGGGCAGAGGATTTGGATTACAGACATTGTTATTGAGTGTGCTGCCAATACTACTTACGCATTGAATGAATCTGGTGGTGGGGACGAGATTATACCAGCCTTTTCTAATCTTGACCATACCTTTGCTGCACCAATAAAATTAGGTGATAATACAGGTGTTGAGGTAATGAAGGTGGGTCTTGGTATGTCTGTAATTATGATTGGTTACTATGTTGAAGGAACGAGTCACAACTAATGAGAGTAATTAAACGTGATGGCAGGATTGTCAAATTTAATCCTGATAAAATAGTAGCTGCTGTTTCTAGAGCAATGAGGTCTATTGGTGTGGTTGATGATGAGATTGCCCCAAACATTGCCACTATTGTTATTGATAATCTAGATGGCAATAAAGAAATATCTGTAGAAGAAATACAAGATAAGGTTGAAGATGCTCTCATTAAATTAGGCGATGCCCAACTAGCTAAGACATATATCCTATATAGAGCAAAAAGAGCAGAGGTTCGTGGGTTTAGAGAAGCCATAGGTCTTGAAGAAGACGAATTAAAATTAGGGGTTAATGCTTTAGCCCTATTGACCAAAAGATACCTAAAAAATTTTGATGGCAAGAAAGAAAGTCCGTCACAGATGTTCCATAGGGTGGCTGGTCACGTAGCGTCAGTAGAGAAATCATTTGGTGGTAGCCCAGACTATTGGAGTAAAGTATTCTATAGTTTGATGGCTAACCAAATTTTCTTGCCTAATACACCGTGTTTAGCCAATTCTGGTAACACTGACTTGAATTACTTGTTTGCTTGCTATGCGTTCGAAGTTGGTGACTCAATGGAGGAAATACTGCAAACAGCTAAAGATTGTGGTATGGTTCAGAAGACTGGTGGTGGTGTTGGTCTCAATTTATCTAAACTAAGACCTGCTGGTGATAGGGTTAAGACAACCGAAGGTATTGCTAGTGGACCTATTGACTTTATGAGAATTTATGATACGGTAAGTGATGTCATTAAGCAGGGTGGCATTAGGCGTGGTGGTAATATGGGATTATTGCTGGTCAGTCATCCTGATATAATTGAGTTTATAAAATGTAAGAATGATGAAACGAGATTAAATAATTTTAATATTTCAGTTGCCATCACTGATGAATTTATGCAGTGTGTGAAGAATGATAGTGATTTTGCTTTAATTAACCCAAAAAATGGTGAAACTACGAAAAAAGTTAATTCTAGGCATCTATTCCGCTTTATTGCTGAATCGGCTTGGCAGAATGGGGAGCCTGGTTTTGTTTTTTGGGATAAAATAGAATTAGATAACCCAACACCAAAACAAGGGCATCTAATAAAGAACCTGTGCGGTGAGCAAGACTTGTTACCTTACGAAGCTTGCGTTTTAGGTTCTATAAACCTAGTAAAGTTTGTTGATGGTGGACAAATTGTATATAATTCTTTAAGAAAGGTTGTTCATCATTCTGTTAGGTTTCTTGATGATGTTATTAATGCTTCAAGTTATCCTCTAGACGCTATTCGTGATAGGGTTATGGCAAACAGGAAGATAGGTTTGGGTATTATGGGGTTTGCCAATCTATTATTAGTTCTAGGTATTCCATATGATTCTGAGGAAGCTGAAAGATTAGCCGAAGAAATTATGGATTTTATAAATGTAGAAGCTAGGAAAGCTTCCATGCGCTTGGCTGAGGATAGGGGTGACCTTAAAAATATTGATGAAACTACGCTATCTTCACCACAAAGAAATGCTACTCTGACTACAATAGCCCCCACAGGAAGTATAAGTATTATAGCGGAGACCTCTAGTGGTATTGAACCCATTTTTGCTGTGGTGTACCAGAAGACCAATATTTTAGAGGGTAATACGTTCTTTGAGGTCAATTCTATTTTTGAGTTGATTGCCAAGCAAGAGGGGTGGTATTCTCAAACATTGATTAATAAGATTATTAGGAATGGTGGTAAGGTGACAGGTGTTCCTGAAGTACCAGAAAAATGGCAAAAAGTCTTTAGAACAGCATTGGAGATTTCTCCTGAATGGCACGTAAGGATGCAAGCTGCTTTCCAACGTCACGTTAATAATGCAATATCAAAGACCATAAATCTACCACATGACGCTACTGTTGAGGATGTCGAGCGGGTTATTAAACTTGCGTATGACATGAATCTCAAAGGGCTTACGGTATTCCGTAACCTAAGTAGGACAAAGCAAGTTCTAGAAACACTTTGCACAGAATGTGAAGATGGTGCTTGTCCTATTCCTCAAGAAGTAGTTTCTGAGCTGGAACAGCAATAAGGGAACGTTCTTTACTGTATAGAAATTTGGGGTACTGAATATGACCTATAGATGTGCAATATGTGATACTACAATCCATCGTCCCAATCGTTATTTTTGCTGGCACTGTTATCATGACTTTAAAGATGATATTCGTGAAAAGAAAGAATGGACTAAGTTTGTTGTGAGTGAAGAATCAAAGAGACGAAGAGGGGAGAAAAGGGACAATTCCATTACATTTATCTATTTAGGAGATAAATGGGATGTTGATACTGCGGGAAACCTTGTTCGCAAGGAGGGTTATCATTATGGGTAGGAAAAGAAAAGGGCAAGAGGTTCAAGAGAAAATTGAGAGATACTTAGAAGAGTACGAACTTGATGAGTTGAATCAAGCTAACGATATGTCGGCTCTAACTCAAATGTGCCAAATAGAGGTTAACATAGAGCAGATTCAGAACGCCCTTAGTACAATAAAAGACCCACTAGATGAATCAAAGAAAATAAGGGAACTTCAAAGTTCTTTGAGAGACGCTAATCAAAGTTGGGTCAGCCTGCAAACAGAACTTGGTATTAACAGAAAAAAGAGACAAAGCGATAGTGATGAATCACCTCTACAATATGTCGAGAGACTTCAAGACCTTGGTAAGAAGTTTCTAACCAGTAGACTAAATAAGTTTGTGTGTCCCAAGTGTGGACAGGTTTTGGGTAAGTATATATTCTATGTGGTTGATAAGGGTGAAAAGGGGTCGATAGAAAGTGAGATTAAATCAATTGACCAGTATAAATTTACTGTCCGTCACGAGTGTTGGAAGTGTGATGAGATGGTTGAAATTTCTAATGAATAGTTTGTGGTTGTTCAAAAATGAAAGAGAAAACAACGCTTAGTGAGGGTGACTTAGCGGTATTAGAAATAATAGATGACCCTGTTTTGTTTAGTGAGTTCATTAGAACTGCTGATGAAGAGATTGATCAGGGCGTGGGTTGGCATTATGATAATTACCAGAGAAAGATGTTAATTGATAGTTCATCTTATGTTAGCATAGCTACTGGTCGTACTACTGGTAAAACTGCTAGTATGGAGACGAAGATTATTCATGATGCTGTCTCAAATAAGTACAAGAAATCAAGTGCTAATGAGATATTGCTGGTTGTTCAGAATAAGTCACAGTTAGAACCTGTATTTTTACGTCTTATTAATTTTTTCAGAAGACACGCCCTATTGAAACACTTTGTTGATAGGTTTGGTGTCAACATGTCAAGTCATGAGATAAGATTGTTGAATGGTTGCTTAATAAGATGTAGAATTGTTGGTTCTACGGCAGACAGTAATGTTATTGGTCTTCACGTTCCATGTATATATGTTGATGAGGGTCAGGTTTTTAATTATGTAGCATGGAATTCACTAATGCAATGTCTGACAACATGGGATGAAGGTTTCAACTTGTGGGTTAGTGGTGTTCCCAATGGTCTACGTGAGAAGAATGTTCTGTACGAATGTGACCAAATAGACCAAAAATTCTCACGTCATAATATCTCTAGATTGAGTAGTACAAGGTATACAAAAGAACAACATGAAACAGACCTTAAACAGTATGGTGGCGAGAATGGTGATGATTACGTCCATTTAGTTCTTGGTGAACACGGTTCACCCGCTTTTTCAGTGTTTGATAGGAAATTGTTGAGAATAGAGGAGTATCCTGTTTCAATATCTATGTTGAACAATGTTGCACTAGATCAGCATAGTGGGCAGTGGAATGAGATTTTAGTAGCACCAGAATTATCTGCTGACATACAGAAGAGGCATGATTTAATAATAGCTGGAATAGACGCTGGTTTTTCTAATGACCCAACTATTATTACTGTGTTGTGGAGGGACAAAGAAACATTGGTGTGGAGAGAATTTCTTCGGTTTGAACTAAGAAGAATCAAGTATCCGACACAAGCAAAGATAATTGATTGGTTGGACACTATCTATAGGTTCAATATGGTAAGTATTGATGCTGGACACTCTGGTTTGGCATTGTGTCAAATATTACAGGATGAAGATGGTGATTTCAAAGATAAGAGATTTCTAAAGAGATTAGTTCCTGTTGATTTTCAAGCTAGTGTTGTTACTGGATATGATGAGGATGATAAAGAAATAAAGGATAGAGTTAGGAAATTTACGGTCCAGACACTACAGAAATGGAGCCAGAATGACCAAATAATTGCATTCTCTACACAGGATGATGATATGGTAACCGAGCTTGAGAGGGTTGGATTTACTAGAGACATGCTTGGGCAACCAAAGTTCTTTGTATATTCACCACAGGGTGGACAGAAAGGCGAAGACCATATACTAGCTTCATTGTTAACATGGGTGTATGGGTATTACTACAAGTATTACTCACCTGAAAAACCAAATAGTAAGGGAAAATATAGTGACTTAGCCAGTGGTGGTTGGTTAACTTAGGTGGGTGGAGATTTTGTGATGGCAAAAATAGATAAAAAAACTACTAGTAAAATTGTTACTGGAGAGTTAAAACCAGGTACGTTGGTAAAAGCGGCAATTAATGTTCTAACAGACCCAAGTCAAACTGGCTTGGTATTCACTGAAGAAGTGGACAAGATGGAGATACCAAAGGAGTATCATAAGTTGATAAAGACTTGTAGGTTTTTCTACAAGCGTGACCCGATTGCTGGTACTGTTCTGAATAAAATTGTAGATTGTGCCATTACCCCACTATCAAACAAGAAATCAGAGTGTACTGATGAGGAGTATGAGGTATATAATGCTTTAACTGAGATGCTTCAAGAGTTCTTCAGGAACGTGTGCCTAGAATATTTGCTTTCTGGTTTGGTTATTCCACATTACGAGTGGGTGAAAGTGAAAGGTAGTGACCTGTCTCAGAAGCTAAACTCTAGACGTAGGGTAACTGTTCCTGACAACATTTGGTTCAGAGATCCAGCAACGGTTACTGTTAAGAACTCAGTTATTCCTAATAAGAAATACTATCTAGTTGATGTTGATTCAAGAACCATATCCTTTGTTAAAAGTAAGGGTACGTATCCTGATGGTACAGTTGATGAAGAGACATATAAAGAATTGGTAAAGAATTACCCAGCATTTGTGAAAGCGATTCAGGATTTAAGAGGCACCAAGATGCAAATTAAACTGGAAGACGTTAGACCCATACTTGCTAAGACGCTTCCAGAGGACGCATACCCAGTACCGTACATGAGCAACGCACTTGAATCACTAGTTCACAAGAGAAATTTGAGAAAAATGGACTATGCGATTGCGGCTAGGGTGGTTTCAGCTATTCAAATGATTAAATTGGGTAGTGATGAATTCCCATGTACTGATCAGTCTGATTTTGATGCCATTAAGAATCAAATGAACTATAGAACCTCTACAGGGTATCAAGAGAGGGTATATCAATTGTTTGCTAATCACACTCTTGAAATTGAGTGGGTATTTCCTGATACACAAGCTATGATTAACACTGAGAAATATCGTGCCGTAGAAGATGACATCATTGCAGCATTTGGATTTCCTAGAACATTGATTACTGGTGAAACTCTAAGGTCTAATGTTCAGGGTGGCTCTGATTTTGCGGCGTTCTCCCCTATTGCTACTATGGAAACTATAAGAGACAGATTGCTTGAGTGGACTAAAGGACTGTACAAAGAAATTAGGGATAGAAATGACCACATCAAGAATTACCCTATGCCTCAGTTCACACCAATGAGACTTTACAGATTACTTGATCTTAATATAATTGGTCAATCTCTATACATGGAAGGCAATATTTCAAGGACAACAAGACAAGAACTTGTTGGGCTGGATTTTGAAACTGAGATTGAGAGAAAGGTTGCCGAGGAGAAGGAGATGAAGGAAAAAGGTGTTGAATCAGCACCGCAACTACCGTTCTCTTCACCGCAGATAGGAAAGACTGGTAGACAACCCCAACAGGACGAAAAAGATAGTAATAAAGGAGATTAAATGAAAGGAGTAGTCTTAGCGGGTGGCACTGCAACTAGGCTCAAACCATTAAGTAATGTGCTTAATAAGCACCTTTTTCCAGTTTATGATTTACCAATGGTTTGTTATCCAATTAGAACTTTAATGGATGGGGGAATTGATGATATTTTGGTGGTCATAGGTGAGAGGTCTGTTGGTGATATAGTCAATTTACTTCAGGATGGTTCTGAGTTGGGTGTTAAAATAACCTATAGATACCAGTCTGGTGGAGCACTAGGTATAGCACATGCGTTGAACCTAGCACGTGATTTCGTTGATGGTGATTTTGCCCTCATACTTGGTGATAATATTTTCTTTGACAAGTTTAATTTTTTGGAAATGAAAGCACCACACTTATTTCTAACAAAATCAAGTACACCAGAAAAGTTTGGTGTAGCAGATGTGAAAGATGGCAAAATTGTACGGATTATTGAAAAACCAAAGAAGTTTGTTTCTGATTTAATAGTTACTGGACTTTATTTGTATCCTAGTAGTGTGTTTGATATTATTGATAGTTTAGAACCATCCGCTAGGGGTGAGTTGGAAATTACTGACTTGAATAATGGGTTAGGTAGTTGTGATTATACCATTGTAGATGAGTGGTTTGATGTTGGAGAGTACAAAACACTTCTTGAAGCATCAACTTATATACACGGAATGAGGTGATGACATGACTAAGATATGTGTAACTGGTGGCGCAGGGTTTATAGGTACGAATTTTGTTCATTACCTGTGCGAAAAATATGATGCTGAAGTTACGGTGATTGATAAGCTCACTTATGCTGGTAAGAAAGAAAATCTTGACGGGTTAAATATAAGATTCGTTCAGGGGGATATTTGCGATTTGGCAGAACAAGATTTTGATGAGTATGATTATCTTTACCACTTTGCTGCGGAGTCCCATGTGGATAGGTCAATTGCCTCACCGCATGATTTTTTAAAAACAAATATTCTTGGGACAGTAAATTTATTGGAATTGTGTAAGAAAGTTGGAGTTGGTAGGTTCGTATACATCAGTACAGATGAGGTGTATGGTTCAGTAAGCACTCCAAGCAGAGAAGGAGATGTGTTGAGTACTTCATCTGCATACTCAGCAAGCAAAGCTTCAGCTGAAATGTTTTGTAATGCTTACTTAAAGACATTCGGGATTCCAATGATAATTACTAGAAGCTCTAATAACTATGGTCCTTATCAGCATGAGGAGAAACTAATTCCCGTAGTTATTGGGAATGCGTTAAGAGGTACTCCAATTCCTATTTACGGAACTGGGAAGAATGTCCGTGATTGGATATATGTTCTGGATAATTGTGAAGCTATTGATTTCGTGTCTAGGAATGGAAGTGTGGGAGAGGTTTATAATATTGGAGCAAATAATCAGACTACAAATCTTGAAATAATAACAGAAATTTTAGGTGTTTTAGGCAAACCCCAAGATTTAGTCACCTTTGTAGAGGATAGAAAAGGACACGATAAAGAATATAATTTAGATTGTTACAAAATTAATAATCTGGGGTGGAAAGCTAGGTACAGCTTTAGAAAAGCATTAAAGTCAACGTGCGAGTGGTACGAACAGTATTTTGATTAGGAAGGAAAGGTATGACTAAGAAATTTCAAGTTGTGTATGATTTGGGGCAGTACAACCCTGTTTTGACCCCCATTGCGGAAGAGTTGGAAAGGCGTGGCTGGCAAGTAGTTTCTGGTAAAGTTGATAGTTACAACAATGATAAAGATGTGCTAGGAAGTGTTGCCTGCCAATCTGGACATTGGATAGTGAAAAAACCACTTATTTCACCCTCTTTTTTTGTAACACACAGTCTAACCTTGAATAAAAGAGTACCACTACCAGCAGGAAAGTGGTCTTATGTTGTTGTTTCTGGTGAGGTTATTAAAAAAGCTTACATCAAACAAGCATTCCACCGAAAAGATCCTGTGGAAGTGTTGGGGCTTGGTTGGTCTAAAATGGACGTTCTCATAAATAATAGGGATAAGCAACAAGAGTTTAAAAATGAAATTATAAAGAAGCATTGCTTGGATGCTAAACCAATTGTATTGTTTGCACCAACTTACAGAAAGAAAAATCATGATAGTGTCGCCACACAACTACCAGGGCAACCAGAAAAGCTATTACAGATGGTTGCCGCATTACCTAATTATAATGTTATATTTGTTGCTCATGGGATGTGTGACTATGACAAACCAAATTATAAGCACGTTATTCCAAAAACGAGTACAGAGAAGTATAAGTACATACTTGGTTGTGATTTAATGATTAGTGATACTTCTGGTATCACTGTAGAATTTGGTCTTTTAGACAAACCAATAGTTTTACTAGACCATCCCAATTACAAAAATTACTTTGTAGGTCGTTATGGTCAAGGTGTGGTTGATATTGGTGAGATAACTGCTTTTAGTGGGCTAAGGGCGGTTGTGGATAGGAACATACAAAATACATTATATTGGCATGATAGAAGGATGTATTGGGTAGATAAAGCTGCTGGGTACTGTGATGGTACTTCTACACAAAGAATAGTAGATAAGATAGAAGAAGTTACGGGAGTTTAGATGATAAAAGTATATGCGTATGTGTCTGGAGATTTATTGCATATTGGGCACTTAAAGGCATTACAGCAAGCAAGAGCACTTGGTGATTATCTGGTTGTGGGAGTAATCACAGATGAGGGTATTAAGGCGTATAAGAGAACACCTGTTATTCCTTTTGAAGAGAGAATAGAGTTGATAAGAAATCTCAGATGTGTAGATGAAGCCA